TGCAAAAAGGGCGACCTTATCCAAGGCTGCAATAGATTGCTCGGCTGTCATGCCAGCAGAGGCAAGGAAATAATAAGACTCAGCGAGCTTATTAGCCGAAAAGATTGTTTCCTCAGATATTGTTTTGGCAACGCTCGCCATCTTCTCTTTCATGGAATCTGAGATAGGCCCCATAATAGCAAGCGACTCAGTCATCGCCTTGTCAAAGTCAGCAAAGGCTTTAACCGCAACCACACCTATGGCGAGGAGAGGCAAGGTTACAAATTTTGTAAGATTCTTGCCAATAGCGGTAAATTTTGTCCCGACTCTCACCATAGCCCGCTCTGCGTCAGACATTCCTTTATTAAAGCGATCTAACTTTGTATCAAGAACTATGAAGATTTCCCCTACTTTTCCCATTATTTTTTATACCTCTCTTTCAATTCCTTTAGCTTTTCCTCGCCAAAAACTTTCACTTTACCATTTTCATCTAAGCTAAGCGATGTCCAGAATTTTCTTTTATGTAACATAAAGGTCTCATCCGCCTGTTTTTCCCTCTCTTCTAGGCTCAATGGCGTTACCTCCCTGTTCCTAACCTCATCTTTAAAATTGAGTAATTCATTTCCGCTAATGTCCCCCTTATATGTCTTGCCTGCCGTATTGATAATCCATGATGCAACAAAGGCAACCCTTCTCCACGCCTGTTTATCCTTCTCTCTTTCTTTTTCAAAATACACCTCCGCAATATCAGCAAGCTCAACTGGCTTTAGCTTCCAAAACACGCAAGGCAGAAGCCCAATCTTCAGGGCTAAGTTGTAACTTTCTTCGATGTAGTCTTTTTTGCTCCAGTCCGTTTCTTCACTGTCTTCTGCCTGATTGCTTTTTTTTTTGCCTCTTTAAAAAAGGTACTTTGCATAATTGCATTCATCATTGCCGCCCCTATCTCCTCCGGTCGCTGCATGAAACAGTTATCAAGAATCTTTCCAACTTCTTTTAGTGTAATGTCAGGTGTCTCATCGAGCAAACCAGCCCAAATGAAAGCGCGCAGTTCATAAAATGGGAGTAGTAACCCTGTTTTATCTTTAGCAATGTTCACAAATTTTTGTAAGTCGAGAATTGATATTCCGCATTCTCTCTGAAGCTCTGCAAAGGCGTTAAAATCGAAACAAAGCCGTCTCTTTTTGTCCAGCTGAATAGGTATGGATTTAACAATTGGCATAATATCCTCCCTTAACTTGCAGTGATATCAAGTTCATGAGTTCCACGGAGAGTGAAGCTGATTTCGGCTGCGCCCGCATGTGGCCCAGGATAAGTGATGTTAGTTACAAATGCTTCTCCTGTCTTTGTGATTGTACCATCTGCCATAGTGATGACAATTGTCAAAAGAGATGGGGTTCGGTCGTGCCAATGCCAGTCTAAAACCTGCCTTGCTGGATCGTTGTAGATATAAAGCCCACCGCCACTGATTGTCCAATCCCTGAGTCCTGGGATGGATTCTTTCCACCACGCAGAGTCTCTGTTTGTCAGGTCAATTTCCTCTTGTCCCTGAGTGAGTGTAAAGTCCCGGCTTTCTGCTAGGGCGTGACCCTCGATAGAAAGCGTCATTAAAACTGCTGATTTTCCTGCTGTAGCCATAATATTAACCTCCTAATATTATTTATATTTCTAAACAGGACTCATGTCCTGTCTAAATCTTAAAAAATTATTTACTTTCTTTAAAATAATGTCTGGTTTTTTATAGATTTCATGTTCCCAGATAACCAAACAATCCAATCCCGCTTGTTTATATAAATCAATTAATTCTTGTGGATTTTCCCCCCTATGCCAATAATCTCCAAATACTTCTATAACTTTATTCTGATTCTCAATTTTAAAATCAGGATTTTTACGCTTTCCAGTTGGCAGCATTATCCAAAATTTTCTATTGCCAACATAATTAATAATATCTGGGGTCATTTCATTAAATAGCTTCTCTGGTTTTGTTGGAAGCCGCTGCGGTGAAAATAGAGTTTTCTTTAACCATTCTTCATTTTTACATAATCTTTTTGCGTTTTCTGATCTTTTTTGAGTTACTTTTTTTATAAATTCTGGGTTTGCCCATAATTTTTTAGTAGCCTTTGATATATTATCTTTCCATTCTTGAGAAAAAGGCGGCCTCTTTTTACCCCTTAAATGTTTCATGCGTTTTTCTATTGTTTCTTTTGATTGTTTTCTTCCCCTGCTTTTTTCTCCTATTATTCTTTTTATTTCTTCAGTGTGCTTTACTCCCCATCTTTGATGAGCTTCCCCCTTTTTTCCATACATATGACTTTTTTCTTTTATATATTTTCCTTTTAGGGTTTTGCTTATTTTTTCTTTAGTTTTGTTTGGGAGTTCTCTGCCCAATAAAGGGCTTCTCCCTTTTTCATATCTTTCAATTTGTGCTTCTTTCCGGCTCCTTGCTTTTATATTATGTTTTTTTAACCATTTACAAATTTGCGATTGATTATAAACTCCACAGATTTTTGCAATTTCTATCGTAGACAATTTTTCCTCTACATATTTTTGATGTAACCAATTTTTATTATGATATAATCTCATTTTTCAACTCGTTGGTGACATATCAATGCGAAACCGCAAAACTCCATGACGAAGCAATAATTCCGGATTCTCCGGATCAATCATAATCTCCGCATAATCCAGATAAAAATGTATAGAGTTATAGCCCGTTATAGACAATGCAGATGCGGTTAAGCTCTGTATAATAGCGTTCTGCATATCAGCACAGGCTTTATCACCTAAGCCAGAAGTCTGATCAACCCAGCTGTCAATTTGGAAAGCGTTATCCTCGGCCTCAGTGTCTCTGGTCTCATACTCTGCCGACCGCACTCCCATTACTCTTCCAATGGCATGATAAGGATAAGCCGTATTTTTCGGCACATGATTATAGAACGCATAAGTAGGGATGTCCGTCGTTAGTCGTGAATATACTGCTGTTAAAAGCGCTGAAAATCCTAATTTTCTTGTTGGCATAGTTAGAACCTATTTATTACCCTATGTATTCCGTGTTTATTATTAAAATAATTGCTTGATGATGACCGTCTATAATAATTATAATTCGGGTCATGCAATGAATTTAAGTGAGTCGCTTTAGAATTAATGCAGCTCGCTACTTTCCATTTTGTTTCCTTCAGCCTTAAAAAGAAATCCAGGTGTTCCCACTCAACCTTAATTCTATTGTCCCATGTGATATCATCAAAAACAGCTCTTTTTGCAAGGAAAAAATTAACAACCTGATCAGCATAAACATAGAAAGCATCGCCTACTTTGTGTATCTTGTTTATGCTTGGATGTCTAAGCAACATTCCTCTGTCAATCTCAAAGCGCAATCCTTTCTGATATTTTTCGCTTGCCATATAATCGCCATTTTCTGAAAAAAGCATTCCAGAGCAAATGCCTATATCATCGTTTGCATCCAGGATGTTCTTCATTTTTATAATAGATGTGGAATCTTGGAGCGCTATGTCGTCATCCATAATTAAGATATAATCTTCTATCGCTTTTTTTATAACCTCGTTTCTCCCTACGGAGATTCCACTGTTGAAAGGCAATTTGATTATTTCATGCCCTTTATTCTCAAGCTGTTGATATCTATATTCTTTCTTAACAGAGGCCTCCCCATCATCAGCTATATAAAGCCTATGAGGGAGCTGCAAATACTTTTCTATAGCATCAAGCGCTTTAAACAGAGTCGCTTCCCGCAAGAATGTTTTTATTCCCACAGCAATCTCACTCTTATCCTCTAATAGCCTCAGCTTTGGTTTTTTGCCAGCAGGGACAAGAAAGCCTATTCTCAGTGGATTCGGTTTGCCCCAGCTTTTGTGCCAGGAGTTCCAGATATATTCTATTCCCCATTTTTCAGAGAATACTTTTAAGCCGTCTGTTCTCATGCGATATTTTGCATATTTTCGGTCATAAGTCACAGCCTCATGAGTCATGCTGACGGTATCTGTGTAGGCCACTTTCCAATCCGTATTTTTTTTAACTGAAAAAAAGAAATCCTCATGTTCCGGCCAGGTCTTGATTTTCGGATCCCACCCCTGACTATCCCAGACCTCCCGCCTCATCATAAAAACATTTAGAACAATATCGCAATATACATATCTTGCGCCAACATCCAATTCCCATTTAAATTCCTTTATTCGCTCTATATAAAGAGCCGCTTTGTCAGCATAAAGCCATGCCTCGTAATTCATGTCGATCAATAGATTAGCATGATGTTTATTGAGTTTTCCCCCAACTATCCCAATCTCATCTTTTCCCTCCAAAATAGACACCCAATTACCCAACATTGTGCTTGCTGTAAAAATGATATCATCTTCACATATCATGATGTGTTTATATCGCTTTGGTATTTTTTTAAAAACTTTGTTCCTTGTCTCCCCAACACCACAATCGAAAGGAGCCTTTACGTAGGCACATTTATATTTATTCAAAAATTCTGTCTTTTTCCGATTAGCTTCCCCGTTATCCCCTACAAATATTGTTATGTCAGGATAATATTTTCGTATAGATTTAACACAAGCGAAAAGCGCAGCGTCCCTCATGAATGTCGTTATCAATATAGCCACGTTATTTAAAATTCCCTTTGTCGTTTTTGAATGAACCGCTATTGATCCTTTTCCACCCCAGCCTGTTTCGTTTCTTATAATCGGCATCTTCCCCATTTCCACCAGTTTGAGCCGGAGCCTATTTTCGCTAACATAAGCTCTATTTTTATCATTGTTTTCCGTCTCGTGATGCTGATGAAAAAATGAAGCCTCCCGCTCTATCCAGATGCTTTTCAATCCATCTTGTGTAGCACGCAAATAGAAATCCGTATCATCCGCGCCCCAGACTGAATATGCCTCATCAAATCCATGCACTTTAAACGCCCATTTTCTTGAGAAAACCTGACAGCCGCCGTAACCATATGGAGGTCGCAGAGTGGAAGTTTTATTCATCCAGAGAAAATCATCCAGCTTGCCTTCATAATCTTTCGGTAGGTCACTAATCCTGCAATGGATTATTTTATCTTCTGTTGTATGTTGCAAAACAGTCTCAATAAAATCAGGGGCAAAGACACAATCTACATCCGTTGTCATAATGAATTCTGCCTGTGCATTCCTTATGCCGATATTCCTGGCTCTCGATATATTCCAGACACCATCTGTTTTTGTGAATATATATTTGATTTTATATTTCTTGCATATCTCTTTATGTTTCCCTTTATAATACGGATCGCTGTCAATATCAGTTACGATAATATCGATTTGCTCACAAGGGACAGTCTGATTTTTTAGGCTATTAAGGCAATCTTGAAGGCGCTTTGTTCCTCGATGATTTTCTTTAGTGTTCTTCAACGGGATGACAACTGAAATAAGATGTTTTTTCTTCACTTGTTGACCCCATATGCTTTCATATCTTTTATATCAGAATCGAAAGCCCATTCTTTTCCCGGATTATCCCAATGTTTATTTATTTCCTCCATTAAGCTCTCATAACGGGATGTAACGGGCTTGTTTAATACGTTTTCATTTCTTTCTGTTTCTGGAAGTTTTGCAATCTTTTTATAAGGAATCCCGAAATGTTCAAATAGTTTATAATATTCCTCCAAATTATTCAGATTCCTGAAGTCAAAATCGTAAGTTTTTGTGAATTGATTTTCCCAGTGAAAGAATCTCTCTCTCACCTCAAACCAGTTCCACATAGTATTTTCATAATAGAGCATAGGGTTTTTGGTTTTGAGCAGGTTTTTTTTCCAGTGAGACTGAAGAATCCAATCATAACCGAATTTCCAACCCCTATCAGCATGTGAGAGGAAGGTGTCCATAGGATTGCGATGCAGATAGATACAATAAACATCTTCAAAGGCAGCCATGACAGGCCAGATAAATGACTTTATGAACATATTATTCGACTCAAAGTAATCGCCATTTTTAGAATAATGCTTTATTTTCGCTATCTTCTGCTGGAAGGTAGATCGTGTATTTTCAGATATAACCTCATTATTGTTTACATCTTTTAATGTCTCTCCGATACAATATGGCGCCATCTCATGATATGAGGGGATGTCAGTCAGCAGTTCAAAGACGGAGGCCATGAATTTTGACCCGCAACGACCTGTATTTGCCACAAATATTTTCATTCGCTTACCTTCCAAACTCTTGTATGCCTTATGTATCCAGGCACATTAAAATCCCAACTTTGCCAGCCCTGCTTATCAAGCAATGCTAGCCC